AAGCGTCGCCGCCTCCCAGAGTAGGCCAATCTCCAGCAGGTTCTTCTCGCGGTTGCTCTTGCAGGACGCGCCATACGCCTCCGCAATCAATTCAGCCGCTTCACTACAGGAGATGTTGGCCATAGAATTCTTAGATGATGAACCAAGCGATTCCGTTGTTCATGATCGTCACGGAATTCCATTGAGCCGACAGCGTGTACGTCGCCGCGCCATCAATCGTCTCGGCACCGCTCGGATCGATAACAACCGCATTCGCGCCGCTATTGATCCGCTTGAAAGTGTAGATACGACCCGGAACCAGAGCGGCAGGAGGCAGGGTCATCGTAATCGCGCCACCCGTCGCATCGGCAACGATCAGATAATCGCCGCTCACCACATTGCCGGTCGTCGTGACGTTGCGATACTGCGCGCTCATCACGCTGCCATCGACCAGATACGTCGCGATGCGATTCTCCAGCGCGAGCTTGGCCAACTCAATCTCCCACGGAGAACGACATCCAAGCGATGCCGCCTCATTGATCAGCGTCTCCGCCTCATCGCATGTGATACTTGGCATATCGTTTTTCTATGGGTTAATCCTCAGGCCATCGGACCACGACCGCGCTGCATCACCTCGGCGATGAAACCGCCGCCGCCACCCTCGGATTCCATCTCCTCGCCCTCCTCCTCCTCCTCATAGCCACGCTCGGCCATCTTCTTGCCCTTCGACTTCTTCTCGTAGCCGGGAATGGCCATGCCATCAATCTCGATGAACTCAGCCTTGCCGTTCTTGCCGAGGACAATCGTCGCCATCGTCTGGAACGCCTCGCCTTCCTTCAAATTCTCGGGAATCTCAACGCCTTCGGGGAGAGTAAAACTCGGCATACGGGGAGCATCAGATTATGGGGTGCGATGTCAAGGCTAGATGCGCTTTCACAGGATGCCGCTTTGAACCCTTTGAAATGTTTTCGAAAGCGGTCAGCGGTTGCAAGTTTGTCCAATGGCAAAGCCGCTTAACCTCATCCGCCGACTTGGCTGAAATCAGAGGCACAATGTGGTCGATGTGCCAGTGCTTTCCGTAGTTCTGCCAAGTCATCCCATCCCTAAACTTAGATTCGAGATGCTTGCGAAGATTATCCTTCGAACAACCGATGATTTCAAAACTGCTCATCTCACCCTTCTGCCCAGCATCGAGATATCGGCGTATTGAGCGGCGCATTGAGTTGGCCATTCGAACGAGCGGATTATTGGCACGACGGTTTGCCAATGCTTTAGAAAGTTTCTCTCGGTTTTCAACGCCGTACTTTTGCTTGGCCAGCTTGATCTTTGCCGCGTTTTTCTGGCGGTAAAGACGCTTTCTCTCGCGAATCGCATCGGCGTTTTTCACTTGGTATTCTTTGGTTTTTTGAAGGTGAAAATCTTTGTTTGAAGCGTATTGCTTTCTAAGCCTTTCAATTTCAGCGGATCGTTTTCTTTCAAAATCGGACTCATTCATCCAAACCATTCGGCAGGATCCATCTGGATGCGGATCTTGAAATCCCCAAAAAATCATCCCGTCATCGCGACGATGTCCGCGCTTCATGTTTCGAATCAGACCGTCAGGATCGTTTTTCGTGAACCACTCCTCAGACAATTCTTTAAGCCTATTCCGGTACTCTTTTTGAGATTCCCTGATGAGCGAGACATTTTTCTTGTAGTACTCAAGATTCCGCTGATTCACGGAATCTTTGTTTTCGGCGTAGTATTCCTTCGCCTTTCTCTTGATCTGCTCTTTGTTCGATTCGTACCTTTTTAGAAAATTTTTGCGTATTTTTTCTTTAAGATCGTGGTATTTATCCTCAGAAACCCAATATTCCCTACCGCCAGAAAGATGCTGCCAGAACAACTTCCCGTCTGAATCACGCTTGTCGCCACGTTTTAAATCATTCATACGACGACAATTTTATGCAGAAATAAGTCGTTGTCAACTTTAGATTGCAAAATAAAAAACCCCGACAGATTTCTCTGCCGGGGCTGGTTTAAATTAAGTAACTCAGGAACAAATTATTTGGGTAAGTGCGCCTGTGCAACGGCGGAAGATGATAGTCATTCCTTGATTGGTGAAGACGGGTTCAATTGCGTGAACGAACTCAGCGTAGTGCTGACCCTTCTTCTCCAGCGGATCGGCGCAATCCACATCGAGCTTGTAGGCACCAGTCACCCACTGCCACTCGCCCATGTAGTTGGTCGGCATCCAGCTCAAGTCGCCAACACGGTTCACAGGGCGAACGATATGGCTCTTGATGACGTACGGAGTCGGCACGAACGCACCCTCGTACAGGGCGGTCGTCCAGCTCGGGTTGACGCTGAACACAGTACCCTTCGTGCCGGAGGTGCTGGTGAAGGGTTGGATGAGCGTGTACTTACCGCCAGCGTAGCTGAAGCGGGGCGGGAACAGATTCGGAATGTGGCGGAAGTTCTTGATGACCCGATTCGCGCCAATCCGCTTGAGCAGCTCAGCACCCGGACCAGAACCCATATCGGCGAAGCGCAGATCCTCGCGCAGCGCGGCATTGTTCTGAGCGATACGCTGGGAAGCCTCCATGCCGATGTAGAGCGGGAACACCGGGCCGTCGCTGGAGAAGCTGATGAAGCCGGAGCTATCAGGATTCGTCGCGCCATTGCGGATCAGCGTGGCGGCGGCGACATCGAGCATCTCCTGCGTCAACTCGGAGGTAGCCTGATTCAACGCCTGACCAGCCGAACCAGTCTGAATCCAGGGCAGCTCGTTCACACCGCTCGGAATCGTCTCCACCTGAGTGAAGGACGAGTCGGCCACCGCCTTGATGGCGTACTTGGCGAACATGTTCTGGTAGCGAGTCTCCCACGAACGCTGAGCGCGGATCGAGAGCTTCTCCAGATACACACGCAGGAACGCCTCGACGCGATGATCAAAGGTCAGATCGTCCTTACACAGGAGCGGACCTTTAAGAGCGAAACGCTCAGGCCCCCAGGTGACGGCGTTGTAGCCGACCGGAACGTCATTGTAGGTGACATCGCAAGCACCACCGTTATCGCCGGGATTGCCGGACGCGAGGGTGATGGCGGACCACTCCTCAGCCGCAGTCGGCTCAATCGAGGTGGTGGTGAACGAGGTCTGGGTCAGACCCGTACCCTGAGGATACTCGCCGCGCTCAATGAGGTTCAACCACATCGAACGGTACGAGGCGCGTTTATAGACGTCCTGCGCGAGCGACTCAGTCGCAACGGCGAAGGCGTTAAAGACATTGGGACAAGACATGAGATGAAATGAATTAAACCGACGTTATCTATCGGTAGGCCATCCTCCCCATCACACGATGGTCGATTCGACCTACCTCCTTACCGATGCGGAGCGTCATTGCCGCTTAGACAGTTTTGCGATGGCTGACCAAGCCTCCGCCTTGCTTAGGGTCGTTACGCGGACTGACGCATACGAATGGCCGCAATGTCAATCAGAATAGTGGAGGATCGGGAATCTCGTCGGTCAGTTCACTTTGCTCCGCCATGTAGCTCTTGTACCCGCAGAGTAGGCCAAGTTTATGTGGCTGGATGATCTGTTCCCTCGCGATGAAGCCTCTGAAGGTGTACGGACCTGGGAAAGTGCCAGTCATCAGCGCGTAGAAATCCACGCCGTCGGTTTTCCTACCTTTGCGCGCATCGACCAGCAGCTTGCCATTGTCGTACTTGGTCGTTTTGACATCGATGCGGAATCCCGGCGGGATAGGCGGGATAACCGCGTCGTAGAGCGGATGCGGCGGCTCGCGATTCGTATCCAAATCGGGATACACATTGAAGAGCTTACAGAACGCTATCTCGCCGCACATTCCCTCTAGATCCACAGTCGCAGCGTCCTCGGAACTGATCTTCAAGTTCGCCTTGTTGAAATGACGGTTATTGCCGTTTCGATTCCTAGCGACGAAGTGGGCCAACTTCCTCTCAGCGGTGGTTAAAGATACAGTTTGACCAATTTTGATTTTGTTTAGCATGGTCAAAAAGGTGGAAAATTTTTGAGGGGGGTATCGTAAACGAAGCCCACCCGCAAAGGGGGTGCCAGGTGCCTGCTCAATAATCGTGCCAATCCTAGGAAAAACAATCCTTTTGTTCCATTAGCTTAACTTATCCTAACTATAAGTCCGCTTGCGATG